TATTGAAAGTGCTCCACTTGTTCCAACTACATTAGCACCAGCAGAATTATATATGGGAGACCAATGAGAGGTTCTGTTTCTGTCTTCAGAAATGACTCTGTATCTTGTGTTATATTTTAAAGTATCATGGTCAATTGGTGGCAGCAATGATTTTGAAATTCTTGTTTTTTTAATGTTTGCATCAGCCATTATGTCACACCAATAGAGAATCTAAACTCAATATAATTACTTGTATTTGGTGATTTAATAATAGTTGCAGAAGTATCATTTTTAATAACTGAGTAACCAGTCAAACCATACAGTGGATTTGTTGTTGCAATGTTTTCAAGTCTCATAGCGTCTAATGCAATATAGTAATCAGAAGATGGAAGAGGTCCACCACTAATTCCAGTATCAATAACACAGGCATAAATCTTAACAACAGTGACGGCTTCCCAAGTAAAGTTTTGAGTTGTATAAAGTTCTTGTAATTGCTTCTTTACTACAAAGTATCTGTTTGTTTCAAAATCGTATCCATCAAAACCATTCTCAATGTCAACTTCAAACCTTGCATAGACATCTGGCTCTGCAACGTCCGTGCCTGCAAAATCAACTAATAATCTAATCGTGTCTGGAACTGCTACTGAGTCTCCATCTTTATTAACTAAAGAAAATGCAAGTCTTAACTCATCTGTTGGAGAGTTTTTAGAAAAATCAACATTTGGTGCAGTTAAGTGTATATGGTTTGATCCAGGCTCAACAACTATATGGTCAACTCCACCAGAACCACCTCCGTCTAAACTTAAATCTGAATCGTCCCCTTGAATCAATATAGTGTTATTTAAAAATCTTGCACGTTCATATCTCTCAAAACGATTTGTTTTATAAAAAATAGAGTTATCTGCATTTGTCTGAAATACACCGTCTGTTGCAATAACATTATCATCTTCTGGATCATCCAAAGGAGTAGAAATTGTTGGTATTGCTGTTGCAGCAGAGTTAGTGTGGTGAATCCAGGTTTCTCCTTGTGCAAATGAAAATACTGTTTTACTGTCATTAGCACCAGCAGATGGGTTTGATCCTGCAGAGTATAGTCCTACCTCTGTTATTTCATATCTTTCTTCTGTTGGTAGTTCTGCTGTTAATACTATTTTATCTATACCGTTTTCATTTATAAATCCTCTAGAAGAAATGGGAACCCTAAACATTTCAAAATCTAGGTTTGTTTTTGTTGCAAAGTCGTCTCCAACATCTTCTGTCTGTAAAGGTTGCGGTCCACACCCAACTGCAAGATATGAAGCATAGGCGGGGGCCTGCCCAAGCATATACTTACCGATTATACTCTTACCCTTATTTGTAATCATGATACAGTCTCTCCAAAGTTCGCTTCATATATTGTACCATTTATGGCAATTTGAACTTCTACTTGTTCATCATTATTCATATTAACAGTCTCAATAATTAAATCTCCAGTTGCTTCTTCAATATAAACATTTTGACCATTAATGCCATTTCCTTCAATAGGAACCTTCTCTTCAAACTTAATTGCAAAGTTAGCAAAATATGTATCTGATGTAGACTGCATCCTTAAGATATTATTTGGGTTATATCTTTGCTGTACTAACCCAAGATTTTTAATTGGTGAATAGGATACTCTTTGACCATTTATAATGTCATTTCTAGAAACACTCAGCAACTCGTGCCCACCAATATCTTCAAATATTAAGTCTGTCATAATTTCTACAGACATAGATTGATCATCAAAAAGAACAGTGTCTATTGGCGCAGTCTTGGTTGGGGGTGTAGAGTATGCCGTTACTACTGTTGCGTTTGACGGAGTTTGTGGAACTGGAGATACTGTCATTTTAAACCTCACTCAAATAGATTGTCATGTTTGGTCCACTTTCTGATCTTTGATACTCTATATTATAAACTACAAACCTAGAAGAATCTTTAGAAATTAAATCTAAACCAGAAGAATCTTTGTAATTTATGGTTACGATGTCTCCAAGTTGTAAAGTTGGAATGCTAAATATATTCATTCCAACAGATTTTTTAGGCACCATTAACTTATTTATAATCCAGTTCATCATTGCGTCTGCATCATCTTGTGTTTGAATATAAGGACTATCAATACTAAACTCATTTTTTCCATATGTTATTCTACTTAACTTTATTTCATCATATCTTGATTTTTCAACCAATGGAGAGTATGTTAGTGTGCTTCCAACTAGTTCTGGGTCAGATAGATTACCACGCTTCTTAAAGAATTCATCTACGGTTAGTTCATGCGTTGTATCTTGTGTAAATGTAATTCCCTGAATTCTTAAAAAGTTTCCAGTTGTTTCATCTAGGTTTAATGCTTTGTCTGTTGAGTTAAATATTAAAAACTCTGCACCATATGAGTCTGCATAAAATCCAGAGGTTGTGTATCCTTTTATATTATTAAAGGTTGGTGAAAGTTTTGCATAAAGTGCTGGGTATGCACGATCATACTTAATGTCAAAATATGCACATTCACGCATAATAGAACCAAACTCTTCAAAATACATGTCATACTTTGGTGGCTGTTGTGCACTAATTCCAGATAGATATGTTGACTGAACAACACCACTCATTGCATATTTTCTAAATGACTCTGTAACATCAACATCTTTGTCTCCAAAAACTTGACCCAAAGTTTCATTTACAGTAAACACTGTATTTTGGCTGTAGTTTTTAGATAGAGCATATATATTTTCAAACATACACTTTGATGAGCCACGCACAAATAAAGCCATATTGTTATATGTTGGAAGAGGATCTGTGTCATCTACAACTTTTATTAATTGGTTGTTTATGTATAGATAGAATCTTCTAGTATTACCTATGTCAATATATTCTACTGATAAATCATATACTGTTGAATTTTCTTCTCCCGAAAGTCTTTGCTGCCCAGTAAACTTTCCATCATCAACAATAATTTTTGATAGACCACCCCAAAGTTTTACTGGTATCGCATCTGAGTTTGAAGAGTCTTTTTTGATTTTATAGAATACAACATTATTTACTGAAAATTGTGCATTATTATTTTCATCAACTTTGAGATATGAGTTTATATTATCTTCAGTAAGGGCAACAATTTCAAAGTAATATCCATTATTTGTTTCTGGATTTAACAAAAATGCTAGTCCTCCAGAGCCACCACCTATATTTATATTCTGGTCTGGTTGATTTCCAGATAATTGATAGTATGTAACGCTTCCATTTGGAGACTGTGTTCTGGTTGTGTTATTTTCAATTTTACCAATAATTCTAAGTCTTGTACCAAAATGCCTATATGCATTATCTAAATTCTTGTATACATAAGATACAAAGTTTAGGGGTGTTTCTGTTGTCTTAAATGATGGACCATTAAAGACCAATGCAGATGACTGAATTGTTCCTGTTTGGGTTGAAGGTAAGTTATTGACTTCTGTTTCACTTAAATAACTTGTAGCCATAAAGTTCTTTATAATGCTGTTTCTTGTTGATTGTTTTGCAACTACATTGTTTATTCCCGCTGCTGCAACGGTTGTTGCAGGAAGTGTAGAGGCAAGGTCAGCATCTAACTTTGTACTAAAAAGATATTGAGACTTCATGTTCAGTCCACGAACATTATTGTTATTTGTCCAATAGTTATTTATTCCAGCAGAATGTGAAACTATCTGAGTTCCAAACTGTCCACGTCCATGATCAACAACAGCACCATTTTGTAATCTTGTTATTCCATCTATTACTTCATAGTTTGGTGTTGCATAAATCCTTACAAGTCCTGTAGGATATATCTTTCCATTAAATGGTATTGATGAAAAATACTTTTGATATTCTTGGTTACTGCTAATCCAAACTTTGCCAGTTCCAGTGATGTCAAACTCTGAAGCGTCATATCTAATAACTTCTCCATTAGAATATAGGTATCCGTTATATCGTGTTAGCCAGTATACATTTTCTCCAAGATCTATAATATTATCTGTAAGAACATTTCCAACAACAACGGGTGGCGTTCCAACTAGGTCTGAATTAAGTGGCATGGCTCCTAACACATAACTACCTTGTTTTGAAGCAAGTTCATTTATCGTTTTTGTATTTTCTGTTCCACCTACTTCCCACAAAAGAGATGGTTTATATATCCAAGTTTTTTCTTTATCAATCATTGTAGATTGACGAATTGATCCGTAAGATCTTTGAATATATCTAGTTGTATAATTAATCTTTCCATCATTATAAATCTTTTTATCTTGTGATGCAATAGAAATAATATTAGGAAGATTTCCAGAAGTAGAATTTTCAATAACCCCTGAGTCGGTTTGATTGTTTGATCCAGATAGAACAAAGTTTGTTTCTCTTTGTTCTGCCGTAGGCATCAGATAATCTTTGCTCATTACAACAAAATTATTATATTCATCAAAGAACATTGCACTTTGAGTTGAGACTGCTAATTGATTTAAAACCTCTGCAACATTTTGATCTGGAGCAACAAAGAAAAATGGAATTATAGGATCTGCTTCATCTGCTACACGTCTAAATGTATAGTTGCTAAACCCAATATAATCAAGAAGCATTGAGATTGCATAACTTAATGATGTCTGTGTTGTAAGTAGCCTTGGGGCTGGCATTGATTCTAAAAAGAAATAAAAGTCTCTCAACTCTATTGATAATTTTGCTGCAGTAACATCTGCTTGAGGAAATCCTTCTGAGTATAACGTTTTAATTGGAACAGAGTATTCATCACCATCAACATTTAAAATTGATTCATAAAAAACAAACTTAATATTCTTTCTAATATAGTCAGCGACTATGCTAGATGTGTTGTTCTCATTAAATGCTTGATCATCATCAAACAATGATAGTGTTCCAGTAGAAGCAAGTAGTTGTCCGACTGGAAGAGATGTAGTTCCTATGTCAGATAAAATCTTTTTAATATTAAAATCAATAACCTTATCTGATATATTTACAACCAATCTAGGAGACATTTCAATTAAATCAAAGGTTGAATCAAACTTATTCATTGTTTCTGTTACAACTCTTATACCACGAATATAGGCAAACTCTCTATATGTAGTTTGGTTTTGTGCATCATTGGTAAATAGTTCTGGATTAGTTAGGTCTGTAACAAGTTTTGTTGAACGATTTAAAACTCCAGTGCCTAGCATCCATCCATATTCGGGAATAAAAGAGTCGTAGTCTTCGTCTGCGCCATTCCATATATAAAGAGTTCCACGAGTATTTGCATTTTCAACCACAAGATATGCATCTCCATTGAAAGATTGTTCTGGCAATAATGTTATAGATGCTATCTTTTCAACAAAGGTATATGACTCTTTATAGGCATCTGGAATCTTTATGCCATACTCTAATTCAACATATCCATCTTCTGGAATAATTGCAGACGCATCATCACGGACAGAGTTTTCATTAAAAGAATAAGCGTCAACCCAGTTATCCTCATTTAAGTATTGGATCTTCCATTTAACTGGGGTTGTTTTATTTGTTGCACCATATAGTGGATCAGGCAAAATGCCAGATGATGTAGTGAAGTTTCCTAAGTTTGCTGTTCCAACATTTGTCTGCATTTTTACTACAAGTCTGTTTGCTGGAACCTTTTCTTTATAAACTACAAAAGGAACGGCATCATCAATATAGTTTAAACCATTAGAAACATTTTTAGCAATTCCTCTTTCAATGTTATCTTCTGTTCTAAATGATGACCAATATCTAAATTGATCATATCTTGATGCCATATAATATCTTGGTCTTTCTGCAAGAGATATCCCAGAGTTTGCAAAATATCTATTACTAAAATAAGATGCTTTATTAATTCCAGATCTTGGTCTGAAGGGTTTTACGCAATCTTCTAAAGAATAAATCATTTTCATTTTTTCTTTAGTTGATGTAAATAATTGAGGTACTCCAGAGTTATCAAACCCTCCATCTACAACAACATCGGCATCTGTTGCACCTGTATAGTAGTTTCCTTCATCTAGGCTATCAAATGTTAAAGGAAGTGTTCGGTATTGAACATCTGATCCAGTTGGTCTATATCTGTAGTTTCCAAGTTTATATATATTATCTGGCATATTCATATTCCACTCAGCCAAGACTAATGACTGTAAGTGTACTGTTGAAGATGTTTCTAGATGTGTCTTTAATGTCTCACTAACAAACATTTAGACCTCTTCCAGCGATACCGAAATATTCCAAAGATCGTGGTTTGATCCACCACGTTTTACAACAGAGTAATTAAAGTCTGTTATATAAACCTGCATTATTTGATTGTATTGTGCAAGATGTCCATAGTCTGCGTCATCCTTGCCAAAGTTTGAATACTTGTCATATGCTAAAAACATCCAAAAAGGTCCTGTATGGTTTTCATACCAGTCAAGCAGTTCTACTCCACCTGCTCCACCATCTGAAGTAAACTCTCCAGTTGTATTTTTGTCAGGGGATAGTCCAGTAGATAAAAACCCTGCATCCTGATAGTATGCTCTTGATGGTAAATTGTTCCATGAAACAGACATAGTCAGTTTATCTGCTATGTGATATGAACGCATACGTCCATTAATAGTTCTTTGTCTTTGTTCTATTCTTGTTGGTGTAAAGTTTAATTCCCCACGATTATGGTCTGAAAGAATGAGAAATTGATTAATTTGATCTGGATCTATAGACCCCGCAAAGTTGCCTTGTATTTCATACCCATCTGGTACGTATACCCCATTAACGAGTGTGCCAGGGTTCTCAGACCACAGCAGGGCTTGGGGGCGC